AATCTTTTTCAATATTGGTTGTTTTTATTTCTGGTTCTTGAGTTTCACTTACATCACGCAAATGATTCCAAACCAATTTTGCCAAACCTTTAGCTTGGCTGCGAGAAAGGTCCAAAGCATCACGCAAGGCTCTTTCACATTCTTTGATATTTTCAGGTGATTTAGCAACAATTGTTTTCATTGCTTCCATTTCCATAGACATTTGGGCTTCTGGCATTGCAACATATTTCTCTGCCACCATTAAAGCTCTATCGTGGAATCCTTGAATTACTGCGTTAATAGTAGCAATATCACCACCAGAATCAACAATGCCTAAAACACCCTCAATCATACGTTTATAGAGGCAATGAATAGAATCAGCGACCAAGTCTTCCTCTACTCCATCATAAATAGTAGAGGCAATTTCTTCTGGTGTAGCATTAATCATCATTAATCCTTCCACCATTTCATCAACGTCCTCACCTTCTTCTTCGTATTCATCTTCAGATTTCTTTGACATTTCCATTTTTTCTTTTTCGGTATAGTCAATAAATCTGCCCTCTTCATCAAAATATCTCTTGGCTTCTGCTTTGTTACGATATTCAGCAGGTGTAGGTGTTAATGATGCTTCAGCTAATGCCCATCTTTTAATTTCATAAGCTTTACCCATCATTTCTCTTTCAACCATATGACTTGCTGAACCACTTGAGAAACCTAATTGACCTTTTTTAGCAAGATCATAAATCATCTTGGAATATTCGTCTGCCATGTTAAGTTGAGCAGAATACCAAAGACCTTTATCATCCATCATTACTTCGCCATAACCAATCTTTTTAGTACCAAGAACTTTATCCATTCCGTGATTATAATAAAGACCCAGTTTATGACTTTCACCGTTATCAACCTCAAATCCAAAATCAGTGGACTTGGTAAAATAATCTTTTTCTAAATCAGTGTCATTAGGATTGCCAAAACGAACTAAATATCCTTCAACAATTCCATTTTCTTTTGCTTTTAATTCTGCACTAAAAAAAGTCTTCATTGACTTTATAGGATCAGGAATTACAGTTAATGCGTCAGCTCTATGAATTACTGTTTGTTCTGTCAAAACATCTTTGCCATCTTGATCTTTTTGCACTAATTTAATAACATACACTGGATCTCGTGGTGTTCCTGTTAATGTATAGTCAGAAATGCTAGATTCAACTTCACCATCTGTTCTGATATCAACAATTTTACCCCTAGCATCAGAAGCAGAAGTGCCCCAAGAAACATAATCACCCATTTTTAAATCATCTGGCATTGCTTTAAACATATTTCAATCCTCAAGAAGCTTTGTCTTATTTTATTTTACGATATTTAAGATATTTTAAAGTATTACACATTTACAGTTATATGCCTTAAAAACAAAAAAGAATCAGTTTTTAGGCTGATTCTTTTTTCCCCAGGTCTCATGCTATTAAGACATGAGAATTATACCAGGTAGTTAAAATAATTCTAAAGTATTAACCAATGGTCTGGATTTGTCTTTCGACTAATTTATTATATCATGCTCTTTAATAAACTCTTTCACTCTTTCATCTCTGTGTCCATTAAGAATATGAGTGGCAAAAATAGCTCTACATTGTGTTGTGGTATGAGCATTCTTTTCTTCTTGTAAATCTTCTATAAGTCTCCTTAATTCAGATCTAAGTTCATAATTTTCTTTGACTACTTTAGAAGAATAATCCATTAATGATTGGTTATTTTTAAGAAGATCATTTACTTGTTGTTGCAATTTCTCAATATCTTCTTTCATTTCTTGTCTTGCATTCTTTTGCATTTTTAATTCAAGTTCAAGACTATAGATTTTATTGTTCAAATATCCTGCATAAAGTAAAGGATCATTGAGCATTTCATCATATCTAGCAAAGTCATTGATGTAAGAATTGTAAATCTTATCAATTAATTCATCTTTAGTTTTGCATCCAGAGTTTAAATAAGCCTTAGATGAACTATTTCCTACAGTGATCCAATAATCATATGTTTCAGAAGATAATGCATGAGTGTAAATCTCAATAATTATTCGTAATCTTTCATCCATAAAATATTGCTTGTGAGTTCCATCTAATTTGTTAACACTCTTAGCAATAAATTTGAAAACACTATTCATTAATTAACAAACCTCATGATATAACCTGCCATAAAATGCTCTTCAGAAACAGTATCATCCATGTGTTCTACTGCAAATGTATTATTAATTGTCACGCCATTTCTAGTAAGTGAAAAATTATAAATATCATTAGCTTTATTTAAAACAATATGCACATCATTTACAGTTGTAGAGCATTCATTCATCTCAGAAATGAACGCTAAATAACCTTCTATCATGGTTTTTATGGCGTTAAAACATGCGAAATATTCTTGTTCAGTCATTTTCTTTTCCTTGTATCTTATCAATCATAATTTCGAAGATGTTTTTGATATCTTCATAACTTGGTCTTTCATTTTCAATTTTATTTACTCGCCAAAGAATATATAAATTAAACAAGGCAAAGGTAAATAAAAGTAATCTATCTAAAAAATCCATTAAAATCCGTCTTTGTCTATTGATGGAGGCAAAGTATATTTATCGTAGCTTTGAGTAATATTGCCTTCTTTGATTTCTAATTGTTCAAGATTAATCAAATACTTTCCTTCTAGTTTGAATAAAGTTTTGAATCCTTCTTCAATCTTTTTATATATAGCAAGACTCATATGCCAATCAGAACTACCACTATTCAAACATTCGAGGCTTTTGAGTTGCACCATTATATCTTTTTTAGGATTTCTTAGCCTTGTTTTTTCCATTGTTTTTGCTTTTATATTTCTCAGTCTCGAACATTACAATAGTTCTTCTTGCGGCGTTAAAATCCATCAATTTACACCAGCAATCTACACAATATGGAGAGCTGTAATACCAATAAATAATATAAGCTCGTTCATATTTATCGCAATTACAACATCCTACTTGCTGCTCTAAAAGATAATTAAACTTCAATCCCTAACTCCAATCTTTTCTAAATATGCCAGTTTTTCTTTGTATTCTTTGGCATTAAACTCTTCCAATTGTTTTAATACTTCTTGAAATAAAGAATGCCTTGATAAAACAATCTTTGGCTGGACATTACTATAGCATTCAAAAGGAATTGTGTATGTACCTTTGCCAACTTTTAAATCAATCTCACAAGCTATTCTGTTAAGTTTAATTTCAGAGATATATTTCATCTCAATATTTTTAAAACCCATAGCCTTAAACTTAGCCAATGTAATTAAATCTCTGTACTTCATAGCTATATTATACACTAAAACGTTATATATAGCAATGACAAAACTATTTTCACTATTTTCTTGACATCCTTTATAACCTTTGATATTATATTGGTGTAGAAAGGTTGGAGTTAAAAATGGTTAAAGTCAAAGGTTATAGTTTAGACAATCCAAAGAGATTACCAAAGAATATTGATCGTAAATATCTTGATGAATTGTATCTTGCATTAGTTAAAAATAATTTAGTAATCAATTCTTTTTTTAATGTTGATGATAATGGTAAATGCAATGGTAAATATATTACATTTAGTGAATATGACTCAGATTCATATGATGATGGAACAAGAATGATATTTACTAATTTCGGATATTTTCCAAGTAAGTAAACAAAAACACCAGACTTTTCAGTCTGGTGTTTTTGTCTCTCTCAGTTTAAGGAATCTAGGAAATAACGAACCAACACAATTATTATACCTAATCTTTTATTTTGTTTCTTTCTCTTTTTGCAAATTCATATCCTGCATCACCACCCCAAAGAGACCATGCAATTCTTCCATTACTAGGATATCCGTCTTCACCTGGTTTAAATCCTTCAGCGGTTTTATCTACTTCGTGTCTTGCAAAAAAACTATACATATCTAAAATATCACTTTCAGATAATTCACGTCCTTCAGATATTTGTTTTGCTCTATTAATACCTACTTCTGTTCCACCACGATTAAACTCTTCTCTCCAAGTTAATCCTCGTTTAGCTTCATCTTGCATACCTTTATTTGGCATTGCTTTGATGGATCTTACAAAACTATTAGGATTTTGAGTAGAGATTGGTGTAGCTTCTGGATGATAGATTTGCTCATCAGTTTCATTGTAATCATAACCAATCATACGTTTAGCTTCAGATCTATCAATAATTCCAGCTTTATAGAGTAATTCAGCCTTTTTAGCTTCTTGTAAACTATCCTCTTGTAATGCTTTAATCTTGGTCAAATCCCAGTTAAAGAAATCACCATCAACACTTTCAGTATATTCATTTAAAAGTTGTTGAGTAATTGATTCAGCAAACACAGTAAGAAGAGGAATTACACCTTGGTTCCATGCTGCTTGTTCTGCTTCAAACATATTACTATAGGTTGAGTTTTG